TTGGGGCTGCAGCAGGAGTTTTACCTTTTGACCATGTTATAGCATCATCTTTATCAACATAACTTTCTGCATCACCAGCTTGATTCATACCTCGCCAATTCTTATCTTTGGTTAGCCAAACATCGCCACGTTCATGTTCTTTACCTAAACCGACAGACTTGACTGCCTCTATCCAACTTGTATAACTCATTTATTTCCTAGAAAAAAGGTTAGACCATTCCCCAATATTTATAATTACCCAACTCTAGGTGTCGGGTCATTATCTGGGTAAAGATCTTTAACAGCCTTGATAAAGACATCTCTGAAAAGTTCATGCCACCCGTTGCACGTATCTTCTTCGACCACATCGGCAAAGAAATTGCCATATTGGTCTTCCATAACGTAGACGGGTTCATTTTTATAGTGGTAGGACTTGTCTGTAACAAACAAGACATGGATCAACAATCCTAGTTCAGGATGAACGTAATATTGATCAGGCTCAAATGCCTTTAGGTGGTGGGGTTTTGGTTTGTTTTCTTCTTTTCTTTTTTTTCTAAATTCATCAAGATCTACTATATTATCCAACTTGTTCACCTGTAAGTTTTAATGGATATTCTTGTTCTTGTGCCGCAGCTCGAGTCTCATGAATTTTTGTTTCGGCGATTTGATAGTCGTATACTCCTGCTGCAGCTTTCCCTTTAGTATGAACTTCTGACATGATAGAGATTGCATCAATTTCATTTTTATGAAAAAATGTCATTAATGCCCAGACAACAAATTCCTTTGACGTGAAATCATCATTGTGAAATATCACTCTGACTCTCATTGGCTTTTGTGGGTCTTTTGTTCTGGGTTTTTTTGCAATGGTAGCCGTACCATCGCTATCTTCATAGGGCTGGGTCATTTGATTGTTTCATTCCTTTAGCATGTGCACTTGACATTCTATTTTCTGGATGATTTTCATCTTCATATGCCTGCTTTGACATAAAATCTGCATTAAAAGAAACACTTCTTCTTTCACCTTTTCCGTCTTTAGTGCGGAATGGATAAACAGCATGAATTTGATGAGCAGGAAACATAAAAAAATCACCTGGGACGGGTTTTACTTTCAATTGTTGTCTGGTAAATCTATTTTCCGGTGCAGCGCTACCAATAAAAACAATACAACCGTCATCATCTCTTTGTGGTTTTGTAGATGGTAAGAAATCAGGAACTTTAAGATACATTACAGTAGAAATAGCACAATCAGTATGAATATGTGCAGGATTATATTCATTGTCTTTTTGTGATATAATCCACATACTCATCATTTTTGTCATCCATTCAACATTTTCAACTTTATAATAATCCAAAGAAGTTGCTTGTTGCTTAATGGCACTTCTTACATATTCGCCGACAGTTTCCAAAAAGAAACTATAAATTCCTTCTCGTTGAAGTATACTATGTGGAATCAGGGGTTCATCTGCAATTTGACCAGCAAGATTGTCGCCCCAATTTTTTCTATTCTGATCATCCAGAATTTCATCAGTTATTTTAATCATAGCATCAAAAATTAGAGGAGGTAATTTAGTCTTCATAACAAAATTAGACCACGGCTGCAGCAATTCCATTTCCATCTGGAATGTCTGAGTATCCCCCTCTTGTTTGATAACCTTTTTATCTTGTCGGTCTTTTCTTCGACGCTCCGCTCTATTCATACTTCAAATCCTTCAAATTTTAAATTTTTATATTTTCCACCGGTGGCTTTATCAAAAGCCGGTTCATCATCTTGACCAGTATCGACCAACTCATTTTGTGCAACTTGTTCTACATCATATAATCTCATTTTCGACCTATCAATACCAATTACAAATTTTCTATTTGATGTGGGATCACTATATCTGTTTTTCAATTGTTTTATCATTATTTGATTTAATTCTTCCATTTGCTCTGTTGAAATAATCGCAAACATAAAATCTGCCGTAGCAGGTAATCCAAAAGATTCGCTTGTATCTTCAAGTCCTATATCAGTATTTGTGAATCCTGATCTGGTTGTTTGAGTTGCTGACAAGATAGGAACCGCATTTTCTACAGCTAATCCGCGAAGTTCTTCAGCAATAGACTTAATATATGTGTAAGAATTAACATTTGATCCTGGTTTAATTCGTGAAGAAGTACATATATTAATATAATCTATAAGTATAATATGTGGAACAAAAGATTTTTTAAGATTCAATTCATTCAATAATGCCCTAAAATGATTTACGTTTGCTGCAGCAGTAGGATATTCTTTGACTATTAATTTCCCCTTAATAGTTTGCTTTAATTTATCTATTTTCTTATCATACAAATCTTTTGGTATTTTTTGTAAATCATCAATAGAAATATTAAGAAGATTTGCATCAACTCTTTCAGCAATCCTTTCTTCTGCCATCTCCAAAGTAATATACAAAACATTATAATTTTGAGATAGACAGGAAGCCGCCACATGACACATGAAAAGAGATTTACCTACACCAGTACCAGCAAGTGCAATATTTAAGGTTTTATTTGATAATCCTCCTTTGGTAATTCTATTGAAGAATTCGAGGTCCCACGGGATTTTCTCTTCGATTCTATGATAGAACTTATACCGTTCATCAGCATCCAAGAAATAATCATGCCCGACATGAGGATCAAAACTGACAGAAAGAGCATCAGAAAGAATATCAGGAATTGAACCTTTATCACGCGTATTCCTACCCTTTTCATCCAAAATAGAAATTGACTCAACGACTGCATTATAGATTGCCCTGTCCTGGCAAAATTTTTCAGTACTATCCAATAACCATGAGATATTTGCTTCATCATTTTCATTTGTGATACTTTCTAGTAATTTTAAAGTATTTTGAAATTCTTCATCCTTAATAGAAGATTTATCTAATTCAATCGCCAATGCTTCTTGAGTAGGAAGAGCATTGTACTGGTTTATATATTCATTAATTTTTTCATAAAGAATTTTATCTTCTCTTTCTTGAAAATAATTAACACTCAAAAAGGGTAATACTTTTCGCGTGTATTCTTCATTATATATCAGATTTTTCAGTATTGTTGTCTCTAGTCTCATTCTCGTTTATCTGCTCTTGCAAGATTTCCAAAATAATTTCACCAAGTAATTTTTCAAATTTTTCTCCTTCCAAATCTGAAATTTCTCTTTCACCTATATCTGCGGGTGCTAATACTATATCATAACTATAATTGCAATCGAGAGATCCATCAGAATTTTCTTTATCGACCATTTTAAAATTGTTGTACTTGATTACAACATGACTAAATGGTCCTTGCGTAATCTGAACACAAAGTCCATGATCGTTTGGATCTACTGGGTTAGAAACTGGAATATACCAATCATCCCTTAATCCGACTTTATTCTTCGTTCGTGGTCCCAGATCCGGCATTTTCATTTATTCCATATTGAAATTCTTTTTGGGCGGCTATCTCCAATTTTTCCATTATATCATCTGTAAAATATTTTTCTGGATCTTCCATAATCTGTTTACCAAAGATTTTAGCACCGTCTGGTAACTCATATCGTGTAGATACTTTCTTAATTATATCATATTTTTCAGCTAAGTCAAGTAGTCCATAATGTCGATTCAATCCTTGATCATAAGTAAGAAGAACATCAACTTTCTTGTTTTCTTTTGCAAGTCTAGACTTAAAGTTTTTACAATGAATGACATTTCCAATAACGTCAGTTCCTACCTTTTCTTTCCTTTTAGAAAGAAATACAATAGAAGATGCTGCATACTGTAAACCAGAACCGCCACCCATAATGTCTTGAGGAAACATAGCTCCAACTTGTTTGTATGTATGATTTGTAACAAGTAGAGGAATGCCAGCCTTAGCAAGTTTAAGAGTTAAAACACGAAAAGTACCTTTCACGATTCGTGCCTTAGTCATATCCACCTTGTTCGCACCAGTGGTAATATCTTCAACTTCTTTTGCTGTAGATAACATACCAAGACTATCAAGACAAAGTAAAAGTGGAGCCTCACTATTTTCTATATGTTTATCTACCACTCTGGATGCTTGTTGAGCAAAATCTTGTATTGTAGCAACTGGTAACTGAATAAATCTTGTACTGTCAATTTTTCTTTCCTCAATCATCTCAGGAGTAAGAGCAGATTCAGACTCAAAATACAAAACACCACCAGTAGGATTATCAATAAGAAATTGTTTGACAATTCCAAGAATGAAAAATGTTTTTCCAGTTGCCGATTCACCCGCGAAAGCAGTGATCTTGTTGGAGGGTAAACCCTTATGAATACTCCCAGACAAAAGAGCATTAAGAATATAAGAACCAGTGTCGATGTAGTCATTTACTTTCCCTAACATTCCGTCTGAAACCTTAGACGCATATTCATTACCGCTAACGTTTATCAAATCATCTAAAAAATCACTCATAAAAAAGTCTCCTCTAATTTGTATGCAACTGTCATTCTAAGCCCCTCAAAATGTCTGGTGGGCTCTTGTCCATAATGGAATATATTACAAGGAAAAAATACAGCAGTATTTGGAACTGGATATATTGATATACCACTATTAAATAAAGTTGATCCGCCCCATAGTAAATCCCAATCTCGATTAGCATAATATATAAAAGCATAATAATTTGGTTTGATCGAATCTTGATGCCATGATCCATTCTGACCATAAGTTTGACCATTTGCATATACCGCTTTTATTTCAAAAGATTTATCAGTTAAATTTTCAATCTTTTTTAAAAATAATTCAGTAAAAAATGGATCATCTTTTAATTCCATTCGCCAACGACGCCATTTATCATCTGCAGTGCTTTTATGTGTATATCCCCATTTTGGTCTGTACAATAATTCTTCTAATTTATCAAATTCTTCATCTGACAATATATCAGTAAATTGTGTTACTTCGCTATCATCGTTCATCACAAATCAAGACTCCCAAAAGAATGACTACCACCCCGTCGGCGAGCCCCAGCATGAATATCTTTTGTATCATATAAAACATTTCCAGAAATCGTTATTCTTTCTTCTTCACTATTATAAAAAGTGTATACTTGATGTTTTAATTGAGAAGGCCAAAATAACATTCTACCTTCATCGGAAGAATCTAAATTATAATTTTTCTCTTGAATGCGTCCCAACATATCAGAATATGCAAATTGAAAATCAGATGCACAGGGGGGTAAATTTCCATGATGGCGGTGCATAGTATGTTGCTCTTTCCAATCAATGGGTATTTTCATGAAGATCACAAATGAGTAAACTCCAGCATGATTATGTAATCGAAAAAATTCATGTTTTCTTTGATAATTTACCCACATAGCAGCTAAACTATATGGAATAGCTTTAGTTAAGTTTAATATTTCATAGCTAGGAAAAACTTTTTGATATTCTATTACACATTTAAGCAAATAATTATTAAAAAACCAATCATCTTCATCTGTTAATGTTTTTTCCCAGGCCATGGGATTATCTTTGGAATAAGGAACTGTCAATGATGGTGGTTGAACTTTAGGTGCTTTAGAAATATAATCATTCAATCCATCAATAGCCTCATCTGGTAATCTAACATCCAACCAACCTAATTTACATGGAGGTTCTACAGGAGTTATATTCATTCTTTCTCTTTACAAATAACATTAAATGCCATTGTTCTTCTTTCGCCCTCACATCGAAACGGATTGACCATATGATTCATCCATTCAGGAAAATAATAGATAGTTCCCGCTTCTGGTTGAAGTCTAACGTGGTGATTGTTGTATTTACTATCTTCACCATAAAATAAGTTTAATTCTCCTGATCCTCTTTCATCATACATATTTTCTGGAATCATTAATGCCAATACTCCAGAAATATCACAATTATAATGTCTATGAAAAGGATTAAAGTCTCCAGCATAAGTTCTATTTACCCATGCCTCTATCATTTCAGGCTTCTTTCCTTTTGGATCATCGCGAATTTCACCTTCACTTTTTCTTCCATTATATTCTTTTACTGTTTCTGAAACATAATCATTATATTTTTCACACCCATCAAGTATATCAGGCATGATTCCATTTTTAGGATCAAAAAGAATAATATTTGGTAAGGCTATTTGATCGCCAGTAATATTTCCAGATAGATATTTTTGCATATCTAAACCACCATCGTCGATACTTTTAGATTTTACTTCTTCTGGAGCTTGTTCTATAAGATTATTGAGCCAATTTATTTTCTTTATAGAAAGTTGCTGTTCAAGGATAATTGGTCCAAATGGTTTGAATAATTTATCCATTATTTGTTAAATGTTACTCTTCCAAAAGTTTTAATTTTCTCATCTAATACATTAGCACACATATCTCTAAGACATACTAAATCTTCGACAGCCATATGTTGTAATGACAATTTATCAATTTCAATGTGACCTACAATTTCCATTGTTCTCCATTCCTGCATTGGAGCACCAAATCCTGGCAGTTGAACTTCTCTTACTACTTCATCATACATGACTACTCTTTTGACATTTGCTGCTGTACCATATTGGCCTAAAACACCAAACTGTTCTTTACCATCAAAACTAAGATCTTGAGCAATAAATTGACCATCAGCTCCTATATTATCCGGTGCTATATTTTTTGCATCAGAAAAATCTTTATCTTCTGGTCTGTTTAATTTAGCTTTTTTTTCAATTTTTTTATCATATTCACCTAATAATGTTTTTCCAGATTTTTTCTCTCTCAGACTTTCTTCATCCAGTTTGTCTTGGATACGTTGCCCCTTTTCCCCATGATCTCTTACTTCTTGCCTCTCAATATACTCTTCAACAGTTATTCCTTCTGCTGCAGCTAATTTTACAATAGGACTTTCATCTTGTGTGAATCTTGCCATAATTAATCCTCTCGATTATCTTGTTCTAATTGAATATTATCAACGCTTCTCATCTCTTCCATTTGCTGTTCTGAAAAAATATCAACATTAAATGAGACGCTTCTACGCTCACCTTTTCCTCTAAATGGATAAACTTGATGATTTAAAGAAGAAGGAAATAAAAAAAGATTTCCAACTTGGGGTTTTATTGCTACGTTACTAGTAGTAAAATACCTATCTATGCCTCCCCCACCAACAAATAAAATATTTCCATCTGTAGGTTTATATGATTTTCTTGATTCTTCATATTCCGGAATTTTAAGGTACATTACTGCAGAAAGTTTACAATTAGCATGATTATGAAGGGGATTGTATTCATTTTCATATTGGCTCACAATCCACATACTATTAAGCAAACAACTCCAATTTGTGTGTTTTGATCCTGGCCATGCACCAGAAGTATCATCTAGAATATATCGTAAAACTCCATGATTACTTAAAATAGTCGCAAAATATTTATTGATAGTTTCTTGAAAATATTTTTTAACATTCCATTCTTCTAGGTCTTCCAATTCTATTCCATATTCATTATTAATTTGTCCCGCAAGCTTTTTTCCATAATCTTCTTTATTTTCTCTTTCAAGAATTTCATCTGTCATTTCAATCATGTTTTCAGTAATATGAGCTGGCATACTAGTACCTATCATAATTTGAGCCCAAGGACAAATAATTTCCCAATTATCATCAAGTTTTAATCCAGTTTGTCCATCCATATTAGCCTTTCATTTTTTCTACAAATTCCATTTGCTGTACAGATACTACTTCAGCATTAAATGCCATCGCTCTTCGTTCGCCCGGTCCACGAAAAGGATAAACTTGATGATTTAAAGAAGAAGGATATATAACTAATAATCCTGGTATTGGATGAACATTTAAAAGAGATGAAGTACTAAAAGGATCTGCTCCCCCCATTCCAGTAAAAACAATTTGTCCATCATTGTCTCGTTCAGCAGATATATTTTCTTTTTCTGGAACTTTTAAATAACATACTGAAGAAATTTTACAATGTACATGATTATGTACTGGAGCATATTCGTTTTCATATTGACTAACAACCCACGCTTCAGTAATTTGTGACATCCAATCTTTATGTGGACCACCAGGAACGGTTATATCTAAATGACTTTTAACATTTCCATTAGCCAAAATTGTTTCCATATAATTTCTAAGTTGCTGCATCAAATAAGGAAGAACGTCACACTCTTGAAGTTGTTCTTGTGTAATTTTCCAAAATGGAACTTTTAACCAATTATATGTTGCTGTTTGCCTTTTAACAAACTCTTCATCATTGGAATCATGTTGATTGTCTTCTAAAATTTTATCACTTAACTTCAATATTTTTTTTGTAATATCATCGGGCATTTGTGTACTACATACTAATTGAGCCCAAGGAGCATCTACCTGCCAATTATCTCTAACATTCATTTTTTTCTCTTTTCAAAATTTCTGTTTCTATTTCCAAAATTTGAATATTATATTCTGCACGTTCAGAATATAATTCTACACGACTTCTCATTACTAAAAGTTCTTTTACATGATCTCTTAGATCTTCTATAAGCCATGAGCCATAATCTGCCATATTTACTTTCTAGTAATTATATCATTAAACAAAGAAATTGTCAAGAGTTGTTTTCTTTTCAGATTCCCATCCAATAGCATGTAAAATTCCCTCTAAAGGCTCAAGAAATGATTTTTCAAATTGTAACTTATAATCTATATATTTTTCTAATTCAAACTCTTTCGGGAGATTGTTTAACATAGCAATAACTTTATCACTCGTTGGATTTGGAGTCTTCAAATACACAAATTTAATCTTTTCTCCTTCTTTAATTATCGGATATTTTTTGGATAATTTTTTAGTCTTCAACATCTTATTATAAATCAAAGATCCTTTTACATGAATTGGAGTTGATTTTCGATAAATTGTTGATGAATCTGCATATTTTTCTAATCCTTTAACTGAACGAGGAAAAGCAATATCTTCGGCAGGAAGAGTACTAAATTCATTCTTAAACTCTTCAATGTACTCAATAACATCATCTTGAGTACCATTCATGATTATATTAAATGATTTCTTTAGGGACTTTCGGCAGGGTTCAGGAGTAGAACTTCTAATTGCCTCAATTCCCATAATTTTAAGTCTAGGTGTTTCATAGCGAATACCTTCTGAATCATGAACATTCAAAATATATCTTTTCTTAGAAGTCCAAATTCCTGTATCAGCAATAACCTCCCGCTTCATGAGCATCTTCTGCTGAAAAGCATTGGTATAAACAGCAAGATTATCATAACACTTTTCAATAATTTTTTCTAATTTATCCTCACATACTTTATCCAAAAAATTAATTATTTTCTCTTTATCAGTTAATCCTACTTTTTTAATAAGATCATCAAGAGATACATATAAAGAATCAGTATCAGAAGCTAAAACATAATCTTTATCTTCAGTTTCTAACACTTTATTTAAATATTTATTTACTTCATTTTCAGCCCAACGAATAGACAACTGACCAGCAACAGAAACTGCTTCGGCATTTCTCACATCATAGAATCGAAACCATTCATTCCCAAGAGCGCCATAAGCAGAATTAAGAGCAATCTTGAGATTCATCTGCATATTATAATATTGAGACAATTTATTTACATCAGCATTTCTTCCCTTCTTCTGCTCTTCAAACAACAATTTCTTATATCTTACACGGTCATTATACATTTTCTCCATGAGAGCGGGAAGAAATCCTTGCCTGTCCCTTGAATAAAGAGAGCCATTCGGAGTGATGGTCTGATTTTTTTCTTTCAAAAAAGATGTATCAAACTCTTCATTTAACATAGCATCAACACCTGGAGTCTCATGCATACCTTGAAGAGTTTCCGGTGATATATTATACTGCATAATCAAATGCGGATACAAACTATTTAAATCAAATGAAACTACCCAATCATGTCGACCAATAATAGGATCTTTTACATAAGCTCCCTCATATCCTTGGCCTCTAGTCTTTTTCTTTTGTGGAATTACGATGTTCAATCTTTTTAAGTGGCTATAAATAATCGCATCCCACATTCGGGTTTGAGCAAATACATCATTATAATTACAATGAGAAAGATATGCCAAAGAAATAACCATTTCCATGAGTTTCATCTTTGCTTCAAGTCTTTCAACCAACTCCACATCTTTGATATTATACTCAATAAACTTTTGATAATCTAATTTATACAATTCATGTAAAGTATCATATTCTGAATAATCAAGTTTAGCTTCACCAAGTTCTACATAAGCAATATGTCCTAGAGTATAAGATTCTTGATTAACATAAATGAATTTCTTATAAGTATCCATGTAATCTACAATAGACACTCCAGATAATTCATATGCCTGTGTTTCTTTTCCACCTACACCAAATATTTTATTTTCTTTGATATATCCCCAAGGAGATAATTTCTTCATTTGTTTTTCGCCAAATAGGCGATTAATTCTATTAACCAAATATGGAATATCAAAGAATCGAGTATTCCAACCAGTAATAATATCTGGATAATTTTTGCTCCAATCAGAAAGAAACCTTTCTAGTAATGCTTTCTCATCTGAACATTTAATGTATTCTACTTTTTCTTCTTTGTTAATAAAATCACCACAACCATAAACCAAAAATCGATTTCCCATTTTAATTGATATGGCAGTAACTTCTTCTACAGCGGGTCCTGGTTCTGGAAATCCATTTTCAGAAGCAACTTCAATATCAATAATTGCAATTCTGATCTTGGTATAATCATAATTGATTATCTCTTCTGGATATTTGTCACAAATATAAGCATACTGAAACATAGTCATGCCATAGATATCAAATCCTTCAACATCACTATATTTTTGAATGGAGTTCTTTGTTTCTTTGATGGAACCCCATTGAATAGAATCTACTGGAGTGCCGTCAAGTGTGTTCCACTTGGAAGATTTTTGGGTAGGAATAAAAAGCGTGGGTTTATAGTCTTCTCTGTGAGAGAAGGGGTTGCCTTGATCATCTATTCCTCTTTCAAGGATATAATCACCAAGACATTGCACATTAGTATAAAACATTAATAATATTTTTGATAAGGAATTTTTAAGTTGTCAAATGTATTATAACACCATTTGATCTGTTTGTCAATCCACGACTTGCCAAAATATGCACCAACTAAAAATAATATTTGGAGATATATTTTGAGTATGATCCCTATCAGAAAATTAATTAATTTTTTCAAGCTGCTCCTTATGGAAGAAGACCTTTCTTGTAATGTGTCTTTCCATTGACTCTTAGAGCGGTTAGCTCTGAACCTCGATTAGTATCATCCTTTTTATAAGAACAATGTACCCAACCGCTGTGGGGGTCTTTACCATCATAAAATTCTAAAATAAGTTGATCAAATACTAAATTTTTAGAAATCCATTTTGCGATATCTGGATTTGAAATTCTACTTGATTCAAAATCTGCCGCTTCTCCGTTACAATGCTGACTTGTTTTAGAACCACCAACTGCTTTATTTAATGCCGGAGAACGATAGCCGCTGTTGATACGAATTGGTCCAAATTCTTCTCTTACTGGTTGTAAAATGAAATTACAAAGATTAACCAAATTAATAACGTGTTCCCTTGTTGCATCATTTGAAATACCTAATCTGTCCGCAGTCGAACTTTTTATCATTTCTTGATATGCAAAATTCTTTGTCAAGTATCCATTATATGTTGACATTATCTTCCCTATGATTTCATTACTTCGACTGATCCAGTGCTAGGATCATATTTAATTTTAATACTTAATTCTATAGGTAATATTTTCCCATCTTTCATGGAGATAGGAAGTTTACCTTCTACTGCGCCCATCAATGCATCTTTAGCAGTTGTGAAAGTGTGTGAAGGATCAGCTTTTACGACTTTATCTAATTCCCTTTTTGCACTATCTGGAAGTATATCATCTATCATTCTTTCCACATGATCTTTTGCTAAATCTTGAGCCTTATCCATTACAAGACCAGAAATAACATTAAACAGTAATAAAGGTAACATAATAATCCTTTATATTATTTAAAATTCAAAATCATAAGGGGCAGTGTTATATTGATCCCATAATTCCTTAAATGTTGAATTATCACTTCGAGCGTCTCCAGGAATTCTTCCTCTTTCAATCATCATTTCTCTAAACAATTCTACTCCCTGAGATCCCTTACCCATCGGAAAAGCAGCATTTGTTTTATCCAATTTTCCACCAGCAGCAAGAGCGCCCTTCCATGCATGGGCAAGTCTTTCTGCGGGACTCATTTTTTCTTCAGCTTCTTTGACAACTCTAGAAACTTGAGATTTTAGGTTAGACATTCCTTTTTGTTTTTTTGCCATTATTCCTCCATTAATTAATTGTTAGTGACTTATTATATTTATATATAAAATTCTCCCAATCCATGTTGACCACAAATTGGGAGAACTAATTATAATATATACATAATAAAAGAATTATCCTTTAATCACATCACCACTTCCAATAGTAATTAATCTAGGTTTCTTCTCTTCGGGAATCACCTTCTCAAGATTAATGACTAACATGCCATCCTTGAGGTCTGCTCCCTTTACAAAAATATCATCGGAAAGTGTCCAACATCGAAGAAAGGTTCGCTTAGCGATTCCTTTGTGAACATAAGAATCCTCAGAAGTATCTTCCTCCTTTTCATCAAGTTTCTTTGAACGGATGGTAAGACTACCTTCTGTAACTTCAACCTCAATATCATCTTTTGAGAAGCCAGCAAGGGCAATCTCAATGACATATTGAGCTTCGTTGATTTTCCGTATGTTGTATGGAGGATACCCCGAATCACGAGTAAGATCCATATCGAAAAAACGATCAAAAATTGAATCGAATCCTACAGAGAATCCCATCATTTTTTGAAGGTCTTGGGGTGTAAACGCAGAGTGTCGTGCTAATGTAAACATAATTGCCTCCTTATAAAAGCAAGGTTTAAAAAAATCTCACCCCATAGCACATGGCGGTGAGTAGTATAGTGAGGTCATCACTATGATGCACCTCAATCACGCCAACCTTCTCCTTTCAGGAGATGTTGACAGCGATGTTTGAAAACTATCCAAATTAGCTTAGTCAACGAATCTGCAGTATAATTTCCAGATTCTTTGACTAACAACTTGTATCTAGCTTCCATAAAATCCTCATCAATTATCCAATTTGTATCATGAAATTCATTCATAAGCAAAAATAATAAAGGGCAATTTCTCACCCTTTATTACATTATAACATATTTATATGAGGTTGTCAAGTATTTACTTTTTAGAGTAAATGCCCCACAAAACCCAAATTGCCGCTAAACCTACAAGTCCTTCACCGCCTAGTTGTTTGACTAAGCCTACTACTGAACCTATAATGTCTAGGCCCAGAAAAGGAACTGCAGCACCAAAAATAATCTGTGCAACCACACCAAGTGCGATTAATGCCAGACCGGCTTCTGTTAAACTGCGAATCCAGCCTATTGCTTTTTCTAACATGAGAAAAACTCCTATATGTGTTAAGATTGTACTAGTAAAAAACTATGTGTCTATTTACCAGTTGAACCAAACCCACCATCTCTTTCCGTTTTTCGAGTTGGTGGTTTTTTGATATGTTTAAAACCATGATAAACCTTTTCTACCAACTCACCCTGACAAATTCTATCTCCGTTATTTATGGTTTTCGGAGCCTGTGATATATTTGTCATTATGATAAAAATAGGATCTACATAATCCCAATCGATGATTCCCTCGCAATTAGTTAGATATAAACCATAATTATATACTAAACCCGATCGCGAATGTAATCGAACTGAATATCCCTCAGGAATATCCAGAATCAATCCGGTAGGAACCAGTACTCTTTCCATAGAAAAAATTTGAAGAGTTCCATTCTTCAAAGGTCTTTCGATCTCACGGTCTAATGTGTCTTGACGAACTTTATATCGTTCAATTCCGCTGAGACACGCATGAAGATCGAAACATGCTGACCCTTTTGTTGCAAAAAATGGGTCTTTAGCATCTGAATGTAATTTATAATATTTCAACGGGTCATAACTAGATTTACTCATCTTCTATTTTTTTACTTCCAATATTATATTTAGCGGTTAATTCCCATAGATCTTTCTCTTTAAAAGAAAGAATCTTCAATTGATTCAAGGGAACAACTAATTCTGAAATTTCTTCTGGATTAATCAATTTAATTAATCCCCATTCGGCTAAAAGATTAGCAATGGTATTTCTTCGTGCTTGATCATTTTCGGAAAAATTAGTTGGTTTTCCATCTAAAGCAAAAAGTTCTTTAAAATGTACAATGAAATATCGTCCTTGTTTGTGTAAAATGTGACAGGACTGATATATAATTTTATCTTTGCGGGAAGCGACTCCAATTCGTGTTAGTGTTTCTCTTACTTTTAAAAAATCATCAGGTTCATTGAGAAGACACTCTACCATAGTATCCATATCTACTGTCATTTTTCCACTCCACCTATGTCTAGTTTTTGCTTAATATGCTCAAGTTGGTCTACGGAGAGAATTTCCAGAGCATTTTTAGCCTTTTCATTACTAAATTCATAATACTCTTTAACAATATCTATGTTGTCAATTTTCTCAGGCTTGAGCCACTGTGACCACCGCTTTCGGGGTCTAATATTATTTAGTAAATAATCAAATTGGAGTTTGTTATCGAGATGATAATTCCTGTTCATCTCGTTTGCTTGGAAGACAGTATCTACAAAGAAACTTAATGCTCGATTGACCATGTATGGAGTATAACCTTTCTCCGCATGCACATCGACCATTAAGTTTTCTTTGGTATGCGTGACTGCTTTTACTATTTCAAATGGATTCATTATATAATATATATGGAGCGAGCAACAGGAGTTGCACCTATCTCTTCAGAGTGGAACTCCAAAGGGTTACTACTAACTACTCGCATTTTCACTTTTATATCATAATTATAACACATTTTTCTCATTTGTCAAGTGGTCCTTTACATATTCTTTAAATTCTTCTAAAGTACATTCAAGTAAAATATGTGCACTTGTAACACCTTCAGGTAAATATATTGTATCTCTTTTTGCATTATTACGTTCAGAATCAAATGGCTTCAAATTTTCTAAACACCAACATTTTTGAAATTGCTTACATGAATCATATGGTTCTTTAAAATGTGGACCAAAAAATGATCTTGGTATTTTATGTTCTATTTGCCAAGTTCCTGCGCCTCTTCCATTATTATCCCAATTCATCCAAGATTCAAATAATGATTCCATGTGCTTTCGCCATATAGGTCTATCATAAGGAACTAAATGAAATACTCCAGATATATTATTATGAACCTTTTCCCACGGCTGATTTTCCCATCTTATTTCATCCGTGATTGTTCGACGCTCTGAATGATTATACTTGTAATCCTTTTCACTTCTACGTTCTGCTTCACAATTTATACAAAGTTTTTCATATTTTCCATCATCAGAAAAATTCTCTAAGGGAAGCGGACCACAGTTGTCACAAATTTTTAATTGTTCTGCGCCTTCCCAAAGAGTGGCGCTTGGTTTAACTATCTTTTCTTTCCACATTTTTATTTTAATGAATAAATGTAAATATGTTTTTCTGGCATTTGCACATATTTCGCATCACCAGTTTCTAATGCACTTTTGATTCTCTGAGCAAAAGGTTTTACTTTTTTAATTCCAGTTTTATCCACATAATAAGTTCTAATACATTTATCGTGATAAAATCTACCATCATAATCAATTACTTTTCCCTTTGTTGTCATTCCACAATGTTTGAAATT